TCCATTTGTGAAATAAAACTAGGGTCTAAACTATTATATAATTTAGTATAAGAAGTTACTAATTCAGAAATTCTAGGTAAAATATTTTCTCCAAATAATGTAGTAAAATTAGGATATAAACCTTTAAAATCAGATTTACTTTCAATTAACCTTTTTTCATAATCTGCTAAATTATCACTAGAATTAGTATTTAATATTAAATCATTCATATCAGTTATTTCACTAGATGAACTTTCATTAAATAATGTAACAGCTTGTATTTGTTTTTTCTTAATAGCTTGTAAAGAAATGCCATTAAAATTTTGAGCTGACATCATTCCTGAATAACTTTTTGCCCATGATCTAAATTTCTCAGGAGCTTCTCCTACAGAACTTTCTATATAACTAGATGATTGAGCCATGTAATCACTAGGACTATCAGGATTGTCTCTAGCAAATTTACTTAAACTTTCAAAAGTTTTTAACTTATAATCATTCTTCCAATTTTCTTCTTCTATAATAGTTTGTCTTTGTGCAAATGCATCAATAGTTTTTGAAACAAGATTAGCTGCATATTGAAATCCATCTCCAGTTTGTCCTTTAACAACACCCATTCTATTAGCTAATGAAGATGGTGTAGTATAAACTTTTCTTTCTCCTACTTTTAGAACCATTATGTAACCTTATTTGTTTTAGGAACTTTATTCCATTTGTAATCTGCATAACCAGTTGTTAATCCAGCTATAATAGAAGTGTAACCACCAAATACATTTGATTTTAATGCTATGTCATTTTCAAACATTTGATCTCTATATTTTTGATCTACACTTAATCCCATTAATTTAATATTTTTAATATCTTTAGCTCCTTTAATTCTAGCTTGTTTATTTATATTAAGAAAACTTCTACTATCATCATAGTAACCAGCACCAGCTTGAAAAGCTATATTATTTGCTAGTGTTGTATTTAACATATCTCGTCTAAGATTTTCTTGTTCAATAGCTTCTATTTGAGCCATCTTAGATTCTCTTTCATAACGAGTTTTCTCTCTAGCATTTGCTGCTTTTTGATATTGTATTTGTTGATACTGACCAGCAGCACTAACTACTGTACTTGCCATCATCATTGTTGCTGCACTTACACCCATACTATCCTATACAAACTGCAATTCTATTGCCATTGCCAATACCTTTAATGGTAAAGGATCATTTTGAGATATAGTAATTGTTGGATTTTTACTATACCCCAAAAAATTAAATTCTTTTTTTCCTGTTACTGCAACCATATCACTACCTATTGTAAAGTTAAGGGGAGTAATTAATAATTCATAAGCACTATTATTACCAGCTTTTACATTAACATCCAATGCACTATTTATATCTAGTATACATCTAGTAATTCTTCTTGGTTGTCCAGTAAGTGGACCTGATTCTGTTTCTTTATCAATAGGCATAGTTTCTAATACAGGAATATAATTAAATCCTACTTTAACTCCAGTTGGTCTAGGAGAAACAGAACTAGCATTAAGAGTAATTCTATCATTTGAATCTATTGTATATGTTCCCAATGATGAATTACCATAAACAGCATTAATAACTATCTCTCCATAAATACCATTAACAGTATGAATATATCCATTTACTATAGTAATAACTGCATTATCAGCTGGTACTGCTGCTAAATTTTGATCTAAGGTTAAAGTATATCCAGAAGAAGTAGTTGTAACTGCTGTAACAGTATATTCTGTAGCATTACCAGCTATAGTAAATGTTTCTAAAACTTGAGGAGCTGTAGTAAAAGCATCTACAATTAAAAACTTTTGATTAGTTGCCTGATTAGCTCCATTAACTAAAGGAGAACCTTTTTGATAAACAACAGAAGAAGTTTGACAATCAAGTGTTGTACTATCATCATCAGCAAACTTTTCTAAAGCATAAGTAGTAGCTCCATTAATTTGCCTTTTTGATACCACAAATAGATTAGAGTTAGCAGCTGTCATACTATGAAAAAAATCTCCTGATCTTGTTTCATACATTGTCCATCCAGCTATTTTCTCATTTCTTATACTATGAAATACAGCTATCTTACCATTATTTATAGAACCACCATTAACAAAAAAAGCAAACTGTTCAGGTCTAGTATCATTACCAGTAATCATAGCTATCTGTTTAGGACTATCAATTAATTGAGAAGATAATACTGAAATAGATTCTGATGAATAAGCTGCTTGAGCATCTGAATATAAATATTCTCTAATAGATTTACCATTCTTTTGAGAAAAAACAGTAGCTCCATCAAACATTGTTGGATTAGCTCTACTACATCCATAAGGTGTTTGTCTTCTAAAAGCTATATTGCTAGGAGTAATAGCAGCTGTATCAGCAGAAGATGGAGAATAAAATTCACCACCATCTGTAAATATTAATAAGTTTCTAGAACTAAGAAGATGTCTAACTTCATTAACTCTATCTCCAGCAATAGCTACATTAATACTTTCATTAGCTAAACCAGTACCTAAAGCAAAATTAAAATAACCTCCTATTTGACTAGCAATAATACTTGATGGTTTATTTTTAATACCACCAAACCATAATCTATTATCATGAAAAGTAACTGCTTGAGGATATCCTTGAATAGCAGATATTAATTGTTCTTCCCAATCTACATGAGGACCAACAGAAACAGTATCTTCTAATACAGTTACAGTTAATACAGTAGCACTTGTATATCCAGTAACATAAACTTGTTTTGCATTTACTGTTAAATATGTACCAACATAAGCATTAGTAAAAGAACTAGCACTTGCTGTTAAAGTTCTTCCAGCTCCAGTTGCATGAGCTGATAAAGTTACAGTAGTTGAACTAGCAGCATACTTATAAAAAGGTTGTGTTGTTTTATTTGTACTACTAACTGTAACAGTATCATCATCTTCAAAAGCAAATAAACTTACAACAAAGTTAGTAGCTGAAGTTCTTTTAATTTGTATAATAGGATTATCTCTATGTGTTATAAATACAGTATCTCCAAACTGAGCATAGTTTAATTCAAATAACTGTGCAGTAGTCCAATTACAATTAGAAGTAATATTTGTTTGAACATTAGCTCCATTACTATCTACAACATCTAATCTATTATTTGATAATGCAAATATAGCTACTTCATCATTAGAAAATATAAAAGGAATAATCTTTGTTTCTCTTGTACCAAAAGTATTTTTATACTCTGTTCCAGGTCTACGCATAACTCCACCTTCATCTAAAAGATACCAGTTACGACATTGTTTAGCACCATCAAAATATGCTTTAGCATCTGTACGAGCTGCTAAAAGAGGGTTAAGTTCTCCAGATGAAAAATTAGTTAATACTGTTCTTAATTGCCTAGCCATGTAATCCAGTACCACTCGATCTTCTTTCTTCAATAAATCGGCTAGTAGGAAGTTTCTTAGTAGTAGTTTCTTGTGAAGCTATATTTTTAGCTATCATAAATTGTCTTTCAGCTAAATCATCAAATTGCTTAATCATACCAGCATCTCTTGCAACAGCTCCAGCATAAATAGAAGCTAACTTATATATTAAAGCAAGTCTAAAATAAGGAGGAAATTGACTTTCATCTTGTCTAAAAATATAATCCATTATTACAGTTGAGCTAGAACCATATCCATTTAAATAAATCATATCTTCATATCGTGAATAAGGAAGAATAACATCATTACAAGTAACTGTACTTATTTCTAACACTTGTGGATTTGTTGGAATTTGATAAGCATACTCAAATCTACCAGCTGGAGCAGCAGTCAATAAAGATAATTGTTTTTGACCTGAAGCAAATCTCCATCTAGTTCTAGTTAAACTAGCTTCTACTATTTCTTCGTAAATATTATTTGTTACCAGTCCTTCTGTACTGTCATCTGTAAATGAAGAAATCGGCTGCGCACCGATCATAATTAAAGCTCTTGCTGCTATATCTACTTTTGTTACTGCCATAATATATTTAGTTGTAATGGGGGAATAAATCCCCCCACTAAATTAGTATTAATTACGCGAGTGCTACAGTTGTTACAGTTGTTGCAGCTGTTGCTGAAGTAACAGTAATAACATCCATTTCATGCGTTCCACCCACACCAATAGAGCAAAGGATAACATCTCCTATTGCTAGTTCTTGATATGATAAGTTAAAGTAACCAGAAGCAACTACTGCTGCTTTTGCATCTCCATCAGAATAATAAAACAAAGAGTTTTCACTACCTGCTTGGGAGATTTTTTTAATCGGATTTGCTAATGCATATGCCATAATAAATATTCTCCTTTCCTATTCTGTGCAGAGCTGTAATCTAGCTCCATCACCATCGATTAAAACTGAACCCATACTTAACATAGAGGTAACAAGATGTGCTACTTTTTCAGGAATGTAATTCAATTCAGTTCTCACATCAGTACCAACACCTAAACCACAAGATGACTTATGCCATGCTAGAGTTTTTCTGTCGTTACCAGTTTTTGTTAAACCAGAGTGAGTAAAGATTAAGAATCCCATCCATCTTTTAGCAGTTTGTTCTCCACTTAAGAAGGGAAGATCAGCTGGACCAACATAGTCTTGATTAGCAAATTGATTAACTGCTAATAGTTCACCATATTGGGTTGGACCTAATGCCCAGTATCTTTGATTGTCATCAGGAACATCATTGTTTCCAAAAACAGTTTGCATGTTTTGAGCTTTGATCAAAGTCATGCCAGTTGCAGAAGCTGTTCCACCAAATGAGACATTTGCCGCTATAGAAGTTGCAGCAGTAATAATATCAATAATGATTGAGTCAGTCTTTCTACCTAATGCATAAGCTGCATTTTTAGCAAGAATCCCTCTTTCGTCGATATTAGTTTTAAGCTCATCCAGTTTATCAACATAATCAGCTGCATAAAAGTCACTTAAAGTAGCTGACACATTACTGTGTGCGCTGTTCATAGCTACTACTTCAGCATGTCTTGCTTTAGTAGTTGCAGAACCTTTAGCTAGTTTTTGAAAAGTAACTGTAGAACCAGTAACTCCATTAACATTTCTAACTAAATTCTTTAATTTTGACCCCATGCGTTGATATGCCATGTGGACTTCAGCTTCAAATTGCGTAATAAATGCGTTAGTAATTGTACTAGCCATAATATTATCCTTTCAATTTAAAGTTTGTTTCGCTTGTCTTTTATGTATTCCTTGTGTTGTCCATAAACGTCATAGGCACAAATACCCACAAAAAAGGGCTTGTGTATTATATCTCATAAAAACTATTTTAATTCAACGCACATTCTTGAGTTTCTCAGATAATATCTTCAAAAGTATAGGATTGTCTTTAAGTGCTGCTGTTAAGCCATTTGAAATTGCATTAACTACTACTTCTTCTTTATTTTCTTCATCAAGAGGTTGTCCTGGTTGTGTTAGATTATAATAATAAACTACTGCATGAATTACCTCATGAATTAAAGTACATGAGTAATCTAAGTCAGATAAATCCTCCTGAATCATAATTGAATTTTTTCTATGGTCAAATTCACCATATGAATCAGAAGGTTTTTGAAAAGTTGTCTTATCCTTTGCTACAAGGACATCTTGATAACTTATTTTAAGATTGAAGTTTTGCTGGATTAGTTCCGTATTTTTTTTCATATAAAGCTGTAACCCTATTTACATAAGCTGGATCTCTCCTTGCATCATCCCAATAACGAGCATCTCTCATCATTGAACGTAAATCATGTTCACTAGCATTTACATCTATAGCAGTATCAGAACTAGGAATTGATATATCTCTTGTTAATCCCATTATCTCCTCTAACACTTTAACATTATCAGCACTTGTTGCAATGTTTGTAACAGAATTATATGCATTTTCAGAAAGGTTTTTCTTTGCCCATAAATCAACAGCTTCTATTCTAGCCTTACCATTATCACCTAATTCAGCTATTTGTTCATCTTGATTAGGTATATCGGCTACAGCATTATCAACAAATGCTTTAATTCCATCATTAAAATCATCTTGTGATAAACCTTTTGATTTAGCAAAGTCTTGCCACCATTGAACCATAGGTACATCGGCACTTAAATTAACATCTATATTTTCAGGCATTTCAGGACTAGAAAGTTCATATGATTCAGGTACTTTACCCAATCTTTCTTTCTCAAAATCTTCTCTAATATTTCTTGTTAATTCTTCTGTTCTTTGACCTAGCTTTGTTTCTAATGATTTATAAGATGAACCTAATGCTTCAATATTAACTTCTCCTCTATCTTTATCCCAAAACTTTTCTGAAATATATTCAGGTCTATCTGTTTGTTCTTGTTGTTCTTGTGGTTGCCCATTATCTTCAGCCATTGTTTATTTTTCCTTTGTTTACTCTATTTTTAATTACTGCATAAAGAAATCTTGATCCTTCTAAATGAAATAATTGATTTGGTTCTATATTTGGACCACTTACTGAATCTACAGTAATTAGTTTTAAATGTGCTAAAACTTCTCTACCAGCATCAGAAGAAAATACAGAAGCATACAGTTTATTAATTCTATTTTCTTCAGTAGAAACTTCTTGTGGTATTTTTTTATCCTTGAGGTTGTTCCAACTCATTTGAACCCATACTACCTTGTTGCTGCATATTTTGCAACTGGTTTACTAATTCTTGTTGTTCAGCTGGATCACGAATTAATTTCTCAGGTAAGTTCATTTTTTCAGCTAAATACTTAGCTACTTCATCTTGCTTAACTATCATGTTCAGCATTTGAGGACCAAATGTTGTAGCAATAATTTCATTAAATCTACTTACATCTGCTACATCTTGTTGATGTTGAGCTTTAGCTAATGGAGAACGAGGTATTACTTTTACTTCTTTTCCATCAATATCTGGTATATCAATTCTACCTTGTTTAGATAAAATACGAATTACTCTACGAAGTAATGGATTAACAAATTCAGATTGTAGTCTACCAAAAGAAGAACCAATCTGTCTTGAAAGGTCAGCCATTCTTTCTGCTACTTCTGTTGCTGACATTGGTGTACCTTCTGGTCTACCAAGTGTTTCCATATACAGAGCTTTCTTAATATTAGTTCTCATGTCAGATAAAATTAATTGAGCTACATTAAAATCTCCAGCTGCATTTAAAGGAACTAAACCTCTACTGCCAGGCGATACAGGAATTAGACTACCGGGAACAAGTTGAATATTATCAGGATTAATTACACCATCATCTTCAAAAGTATAAATACCACTAATTGACATCTGTGCATTTTGCAAAATCATTTCTACTGTTAAGTTAGTAGTTTTAATTGCAGCCATTGCATTAAAGATTGGTCCTCTACCATAAACTTCACCACTTGCTTTGTTCCATCTAAATACTAAGTAAGGATTAGAAGCATTACCTTTTAATATTTTTTCTTCTATCATTATTTTTTCTTTAGGCAGCACAACACAATATTTATATTTCTCTACATTAGGTTCATCATACAAACGCATGACACCTTCAATAACAGTACACTTTGTTTTTGTATGTCTAACTTTTTCTAAAATTTCAAAAGGTATATTTCCTTTAGGATAAACAGATTGTAAATCTTCGTAATCAACATATCTTGTTCTATAAACTTGATCTATTTTATTATCTGGTCCTGAGTTTAAAGTTATGCGTGGTAAAGGTATTGCATTAAATTTAATAGGATGAATTGCATCTCCTTCTTCTACTAACAAACATCCAGTACCTACTGCTAAGTCCATAAAACATTCATGTACTTCTGTATTAAAATTAGAATTTTGTAATATCTCAAATACATAACCAGTTATTGCATCTAGCTGTTCATTTATTTGTGGTTTTAAATCATCAGGTATTTCACTACCAGCTTCAAAATCTGCCCATCTTGCAAAGGTAGGTGTCATACCAGCCTGTAGTCTACTAGCAAATTCTTGTATTCCTACTACTGCTGTTTCATCAAATATTTTATCTGTTCTTCTTTCTCCTGGACTTTCTTCATAAAAAGATTCTCTTTGAGGTAAACAATATTCATATGCTTCTTCAAACTTATCTTTCCAATAATCTTTTATACCTTCTGCTTTTTTAAATCTTTTTAAAAATGTAGCTAAAGAATTTGTTGTATCTCCAATGCTTGGAGTTATATCAGGCATTTCATAAGACATTAAGCCATACTCCCAGTAATTGTTTGTCCAGTTTTCTTAAACAATGATCTTGCATTTGCTAAAGCACTATCATCTCCTTGACTAGCTTTTTTCTTTTTAAATTTACTTGTAGTAACTATATCTTTTTCTTTTGTTGTTTGATCTACTACTTGACTATTATTTGAAACAACATCATTACTTTGTTGATTATTTTTTTGAGCTGATTGTATTCCTGAACTAGACATAGTTGAATAAAATTTATTTAAATAGTTACTATAATTATTTCCTGGTCTTGAATTATATAGTAACATACTACCAGCTAAAGGAATACCACCTAATGCCATTGCACCCATAACAAGACCTTGCATTTTTTTTTGTGATTCAAACATTGGTTGTGAGATTTGAGTAGAAGTCATAATACCAGTAGGATCACCTGATCCCATAGCTGTATTTGATTTTCCATATTTTAATTCTTTACTTTTTGTATCTCCTATTGTTGATCGACTAATACTTGGATCACCTTTTGCATATAATTTTTCTCCTTCTTTTTTACTTATTTTAATAAATTCTCCACCAACTTTTTTAAAATAATTTCCTACTTTAACTTTTCCTTGTGAAACTAAATAATCATCAGTAGCTTTAGAAGCTGCACCTCCATACATATCATTTGTTCTTCCATTAGTTACTGCATAGAATCCAGTAGTTTTTCCTTTTTGCAAATAATCCATTGGACCAGCTTTTTTTTCTGTTAAATTAATTGCTTTTTTAACTGACTTTACTCCTTCAGTTGTTACTCTATTAGACCTATCTCCACCACCAGCTCTTTGGTTAGTTCCTTTATTCGTTCCCACTAATTCATTTCTCCATCAGTATAATAACCAGCACCACCAGCTTTAGAGAATAAAGAACGACTACCAACAAGACCTCTTTCCCTTCTTCTCTTTTGTCGTTTTTCGTCTGCTTTTTTTTGTTTTAATTCTTTTTCTTCTGCTTCTCTCTTTTCCTTCATCTGCTTTTCTAATTCAGGATCAGGAGGAGGAGCTTTTGGAGTTCTAAAAATACCCATAATTATAACTGTATTTCATAAAATTTTTGTTTTTTCAACGCACAAAACAGTTGATAGGGTGTAAATATCCAAAAATATGTCATACCTAATAATCTTTGCACATAACTAACACAGCTGTGTTCCTTAATCCAAGAGCTAAATAGTCTTGGTAAACCTAAGTCTGTGTTATCATTCATAGTTCCTTTGAGAACTTTTCCTTTAACTTTTTTAATAAACCTAAAAATAGTATCAACATCTTTACCTTCTAATATCTCCACATTATATTTACCATAGATAAATTCTTGCATTATCCATACATCTTTTTCTACACAGTAGCCTAATGCTCCACAATGTTTGTATCCTTTTTTAAAAAAACTAATAGACCTATTGTGTCCACTAGCTTCATAAAAATATACTAACCACTCTTTCTGAGGAAATCCCATGTACTTTTCTTTGGTTTAGTTTTAAATACATCCCAGTTTCTTTTAGCTGTATGTGTGTGTCCAGTTTTATTACCAGCTATTAATTTCCTTCCTTCTCCAGCTCCCATCATTAGATATTGCAATGCATCATGAACATGAGAGTATCTATTCTTATTAGGCTTCTCATCATATCTATCTCCTGATGTTTGTATTCTTCTATAATGATATCCACCATTAAATCCTTTTTTAAGATTAACACAGCTTTTATCAACAAGAAATGCTGGTTCACCATCAATCAATCTATTAATAGTTGTTTCTACAGATTCTATTCTTAAAGAAACATCATTGCTTGGAGCTGGTCTAGCAATTATATTGTGTTGCCTCATTACCATAAACGCAGTTCTTTCATCAGTCTGCGCTCTGAAATCTCCAGCTGGATCACCCCATATTTCTATATCCAGATTATTAAATCTTTTATTTAACTCTACTCTTAGTAAGTCAGAAAATCTTGATATACCCATATCAAAACAAACAAGCTCTCCTACTATATTCCATTTACCATTAGGAAGTCTTTGACCAAACACAGCAGCTGGTGTCAATCCAAAATCAATTCCAACTATTACTGGTGCATTGGCTATTGGTATAGTTTCTTTTGCTACATGGATTTGTTCTTTAAAGCTAGGATAAACTAATTTACCATCTTCTGTTGTTCCATATTTATTCATAACATAAACATCAATCCAACTCTTTGTTTTTCCTTTAACTATATTGTTATAATAATCAGGAGTTAGATTATTTTTATTTTCTGATAAATCATTAGGTTCATAACCATGTAAAATCTTTTCTTTTATTATTTCTTTCATACCTCCAGGCTGATTATAGAATGACCAGTTATCAGGTTTAATTAACATTAAAGATTCTTCTCTTGATAAGTGTGGAGGAATTGGAACATCTCCAGCCATGATTGCCCACCAATGATCATCTTCAGGAGCATTAGTATCAGCAATAACTCCATACCAAGTAGCTCCACCATCACGCATACTTGGATATCTACCTACCCTCATAGTACAGGCATCTATTATTGATTTAGGCAGCTCTCTTGCTTCATTAACCCATACACCTGTTAGTTCTAGCGATAGAAGTTTTTTAACATCCTCAGGGCGATCTAAAGCAAGAAAGATAACTTCCATCTCTACTTCCCCTTTATAAATTCTATGCGTGTAAGGTACTGACCATGCGAATGATCCGAAGTCTGCTTCATTAAACCAATCAAGCCATGTTTTAATTGTTGTTGTTTTTAGCTGGGGATTGGTATTCCTTATGACTGCCCATCTTGTTTTTCTTTTACCATCCTTACCTTTTTGTTGAGCCAAAGACCTCCTGAATATCTCTATACAACAAGCAACTGATTTGCCTGAACCAACTGGCCCTCTTAATCCTCTAAAGAAGTCGTCAGACTTCATAAAATTTTTTAGGACTTGTCCATCAGGTTTATAGGTGAAATCAGTCAATGTTACCCAACTGAATATACTTAGCAATCATATCTTCAGCAACTTTTGGACCCAGAGCTTCTATTAACTTATCGGCTTCTTTATCAGTAACCATATGGGTTGGATAGTTTTTAAAATGTACTGCCTTAACAACTTTCCTTAATCTCTGTCTATCTTGATAACTAATATCAAAATGTTTGTTTTGAGAGTTAGGCTTTTGTGTATCTAGTTTCCCAGCTACTGTACCATATTTATCTTTTAATTTCTGAAGGTCTATCTCATCTTGTGAGAGTTCCTTCTTAATATGATTTGGCTTTAATTCTTTTAACAATTTTTTTCCCTACTTTATTAGCTTCTACTTTAGCTTTCTTTACACCAGCTTTGGTATAAGGGAAAGTTTTTTTTCCTACTTTAGGCATTGGCTATTCCTTTCAATT